CGGACACCGAAGCAGCGCGCATGATGGCGCAGATTGCCGGTGAGCCAAAAACACAGGAAGTTCGTGATGTCATGGACTTTGTCGGGCAGAAGCTGCAGGAATACAAGCTTGATGCTCCCATGCCTCAACTCCTAACCCTCCCTGCTCCAGGCGCTGGATCGGGGGAATTCATCAAGCAGTCTTTGGCCAGGGAATTTCAAGCACCTCCGGTTGGTGCGGTCACGTTAAAGCCCACTGCAGCAACTGATCTTGGGATTAAAAAGCTTGAGGGGGGTTTGACCTTCCCTGAAGACGCAACGGCTGATCGGTTGCGTCTAAAGCTTCAACGTAAACAAGCGTTTGAGGAAAAAGGCAAAGCAATGCCTGGAGCTCCTAAGAACGCAAGAACAGTGATCAAGGCACCAAAAGGCAGCGACCTGCCCGACTTTGTCGTGGGAGACATTAAGCCCCAAGACTGGATTGCTCGTACAGAAAAACTCTTAAGCCCTGAGGACATTCAAAAATACGGTAGGTGGTACGACGACGTACGCGGTACGTTCCTGAAGTACACGGACGGTGATGAGGATCTTACGGATAGGTACATGCGCGCATGGCTCGTGGCCAACCAAAACATCGGGGTAGAGGGTGCATTTAATAACGTGCTTTTGCAGGCCGAACAGTTTGCGAGAAACGTTCCACAGGATCAAATGCGAGCGGCAGGGCTACCTTTTGCTACGCAGGCCGCACGTAATGCATTACAAGGCCAGCCCATTACAGAAGGTGTTGGACCGAAGATTGCCGACTTTGTTGATAGCGCCGAGGGCAAAACCACTCGTTCGATTTATGGAAACGACGAGCAAGCAGGTGCTCCGTTTGTTGTTGACATCCACACAGCTCGAGACACAGGACTTGTTGATGAAATCTTGCTCAACCACTTGAAAAACAAGGGCTACAAGATAGACAAGAACATTAAGACAGACTTGTCTGCAGGGCCAACGGACACTCAATATGAAAACCGAGCTGATTTTGGTCGAAGTCTAACGCAATACCTCAATGAAAATAATTGGCAGGGCCGTAACGACTGGACTCCAAAAGAGATCCAGGCCATTGGTTGGATGGCAATGACGAAGTTAACTCGAGATGCTTCTGAAGATACTGTCACAGCACTTGAGCGCAGTCTCCGAAGACTATCCATGGAGTTTTCCCCCGGCAAAGGATCGCCCTGGGCTGCAAGGTTTGGTGAGCGATTCAATGCTCTTAATCCAGAAAGCCAGTATGAGTTGACACAAGTAGCTACCTCACAGGCTGTTGACATGGCTTCCAAGTTTGCCGGAATTGATCTACGTGGAGTGGTTCACGGGTCTGGTGGCTGGATGATGGATCAGAACCCTACTGCAGTTGCACAAACTTTATCCACCCTTGGGGGATCGGAGATTGCAGCTAATGCGCTTGGATACCTATTGAATCAAACAGAGGTTTGGTCCAATGCTGTTAAAGGTATGACCCAGAACCCCAAGGCCTTAGCTGTTGATTTTATTCAAACAAACGGCGATACATTGGCAACTAATAGCGGGGTACTTAACCTTTGGGAAAAGGTTATGGAAGCCGATCCCACCAAAGGAAGGGTGGCTCAAAGAGGCCCCAGGAAAGGCGAGCCGGATGCGTTGTTTATGGGCTACCAGCCAATAAGAACTGCTGACGGTCAGCCCGGTATTCGTGTTATTATTGACAAAGGTGGCCCTAAAACTCTAAAAGAGCTTCAGGAAGTCATCGACGGGCCCATTACGGATATGCTCAAGAAAAGTGATTTAGATGTTCGTATTAGGGGTTATGAAAACGAGCTGGTTAAGGCTCGAAACAATTGGGAGGAAAACCCTGATGGGCAAAGTTACTTGGGAAGGCTGGCAGACCTCGGTGTCGGAAGCCCCGCAACCCGTCTCGATCCTTTACGGAGCGAACTTGAGACAGCCATCGAAAGCTGGTTCGAGAACAGAGCAGGCGCAGCAAAGCCAGGGTCAGGCACAAAAGCAGCTCCAGGAGATGCAGCCCCAGCAGCCGAAGGAGTAAGGCGACGTCGTGCCAAGGGCACGACCAGCGCCGCGGAAGATTTAGCTGCTGTATCGCCTACCGCGCCAGCGGTAAGCCGGGTGGACATGAGCTATAAGGACGTGACAAAGCGCGTCCCAGAGCTGACCAAGGGCGCCAAAGACCTGTTGGACGGCAAGATCACCTGGCAGGACTACAACACCCTTGTAGATCAATACAAGCCCGTTACGCCGTATTCTTTTGTCCCACAGCCGGCCACCGCGGCCGATGCCTTAAGGGCTCTTGATAGCAGGAAGCAGAAGTCTTTCTCTGTCATTCAAACGGGGATACAGGCAGGCGAGCTCACAGAGCTCAGGCTCGACATACCGGCATACAAAGACCATGGCGTTTGGGTTAATTCAATCCATCGATCTGGCCAGCCGACCTCTTATGCTTCGATTTCGTCGATTAAAAACGCCAGGATGATTGGCCCGGATGACGTGCGCCTTCAGGAAAAAGCGCTGGAGGTTGCAAGCGGCGAGAAGGCCAAGGGCCCGTTTGCCGTGATCAAGGGCGAGTGGGAACCAGTGTCTGAGAAAGATGCGGTTGCACGGGCTCAGCAGTACTTAAACGACCCCGAATGGACGCAAGTAGGTTATGATCCTGAGCGTCATTCCTATTTTTATGATCGCACAACGACCGAGCCCGTGGTGGCTGCGGATGAAGTTTTGCAAATTGGCCCATTAGTCTTGGCAAAGAACGCAAAATTTGCTAAGAAGGATCAGTTTAAGTTCAAGGATGGCGGCGAAGTAAACGCCTTCATTAAAGCAAAGGCCAGATAAATGCCAATAGATAAGGTTATCAATGAAGCTCCAGTGCTTGACGTGGTTGTCACGTCAGAAGAACAAACGCTCCCGGACGTCGAGATCGTTCTTGAGGAGGATGGTAGTGCTACGGTGGAAATCGGTGAAGAGGAGTCACGCAGCGTTGATTTCTATGCAAATCTAGCCGAGGTCGTTGATCCGGATGTCTTGGGCCTGATTTCGTCAGAATTAGGTCAGGTTTTCGAGGCGGACAAGTCGTCCAGGCAGGACTGGGAGCAGATGTACGCTAAGGGTCTGGACCTTTTGGGTCTGAAGATGGAAGACAGGACGAAGCCTTTCCGCGGATCCGCTTCTGCAGTGCATCCGATGTTGACGGAAAGCATTATTCAGTTCCAGGCGCAGGCCATGAAGGAGCTGATGCCTGCTGGCGGCCCGGTAAGAACGCAGCTTTTGGGCAAAGAAACGATTGATAAGGCGCAACAGGCGGCCCGTGTCCAGGATTTTATGAACTACCAGCTCACAACGGTGATGGAAGAGTACACACCGGAGTTCGACCAGGCGTTGTTTTACCTTGGTTATGGTGGTTCGGTCTTCAAAAAGGTGTATTTTGACGCCCAGCAGGACCGTATGGTCAGCCGCTTGTGCTTGGCTGATGATGTTTTTATCCCTTACACCGGTTCGAGCGTGGTTTCGCAGTGCAACAGGATCACGCATCGGCTTGCGATGGACGCAAACGAGTTCCGTAAGCGTGTTTTAGCGGGGGAATACATTGATTACGACACACCTGTTGATGATCAAGACGCAAATCAGAGCCAAATCCAGAAGGCTTTGGACAAAATTACAGGAATTCAGCCAACAAATGAGGCCGAAGAGATCTTTTTGCTCGAATTCCACATCAATTTGGACCTTTTGGGCTTCGAAGACGTGGATGCAGAGGGTGAACCCACCGGTATCAAGCTTCCCTACGTGGTTACGATGGAAGAAACCAGTGGAAACATCGTCGGAGTGCGAAGAAATTGGGAAGAAAATGACCCACTGAAGCGCCGTAAGGAGTATTTTGTCCATTACGTGCTTATCGAAGGCCTTGGGGCGTACGGCTTGGGCTTTGTGCATCTGATCGGTGGGTTATCAAAGGGTGCAACAAGCGCCTTGCGACAGCTTTTAGACGCTGGTACGCTGTCGAACCTACCGGCTGGATTCAAGGCAAGGGGAGCTAGGATATCGGACGACGATAACCCTATCCAGCCGGGAGAATTCAGGGACATTGACGCCGGTGGTGCTGAACTCAGCGCTTCGTTGATGCCCTTACCTTACAAAGAGCCTTCTCAGACTCTCTTTGCGCTGCTTGGGTTCCTGGTGGATGCCGGAAAGCGGCTTGCAAGCATCGCTGACATGCAAGTTGGCGATAGTAACCAGATGGCTGCGGTTGGAACAACGCTTGCGTTGTTAGAGCGTGGCTCGATGGTGATGTCTGCAATCCACAAACGGCTACATTATGCTCAAAGTATTGAATTCAGAATGCTCGCGAGGGGGTTTGGCGAATATTTGCCGAATGAGTACCCTTACGACGTCCCTGGTGCGAGCCGGAAGATCAAGAAGAAGGATTTCAACAACATGGTGGCGGTCCTGCCTGTTGCGGATCCCAACATATTCTCCACGGCGCAGCGAATTACTCTGGCCCAGACGCAGTTGCAACTAGCGCAGTCTGCGCCTCAGATGCATAACATGTACGAGGCGTATTACAGGGTGTATGCGGCGTTAAACGTGCGTGATATCGACGGTATTTTGAGGGCGCCGATGACGCAGATGCCGAGAGACCCTGCTTCGGAGAATTCGGACGTATTGAACCTGATGCCGCTGAAGGCCTTTGCTGGTCAGCAGCATGATGCACACATTGCAGCGCACCTTTTAATGGGCATGTCGCCCATGCTGCAAGCCAATCCCCAGGCGGCGATGATCCTGCAGCAGCATATGCTTGAGCATATTCGCTTGAAGGCCGAAGAGGCTGTGGAAGCCGAGCTCTTCCAGCAGTACGGCACCGATCCTGACCGTATGGTTTCGGCCATTCAGAAGGAGGGCATGGTTGCGTTGAAGGTGGCCGAATACACGATGGAAGCTAAGAATCTGCAGGGCCAGCTTGCTGGTGGTGAGGGTGCGGTGGACCCTGTTGTACAGCTTAAGGAACAGGAGCTGCAGATCCGGGCGGCCAATGACCAGATGGACAATCAGATTGACCAGGCTCGATTACAGATTGAGCAACAAAAGGCGGCGGAGACGGCCCGTGCCAACCAGGCTCGTGTCCAGTCTCAGGAAAACATTGCACAACTTCGCGCTCAGGTCGCACGTGAGCGTTTAACTCAGGTTCAAGGAGCCCAGAATGCCCCTAAAACGAGGTAAAAGCCAAAAGGTAGTGAGTAGCAACATCGGTGAAATGGTGCGCAGCTACAAGAAAACGGGTAAGATCGGCACCAGCAAACCTAAATCAAAGGAAAAGGCTATCAAGCAGGCGACTGCGATAGCTTTGACTGAAGCGGGAAAGTCTCGCAGCCCCGTGAAGGCAAAGGATGGTGGAGCTTTCATGGTGGTGAAGAAAAAAGATGGGAATAAGCCCGTCAAGATTTACTAAGCCTTTCGGACGGTGGCTTTGAACCGTCCGCTTACATGGAAAGACCATGCTGCAATATATTGAAGCGGTACTCAAAGAGATAAGAAAGCTCAGAGCGGATACGGAAGCGATTGTGCTCAATGGCACAATCACCGACATGGATCGGTATCGCTTTCTCATGGGACGACTGGAAGGCTTAAAGCTTAGTGAAGATGCTGTCAGAGATTTGGCAGATAAATACACACAGGATCTTTAACCCTAAAGGAGAAGCCCTTGGAAGAAGCAACCTTGACCCCGTTGGAACAGAAGTGGCAGCAAGAGAAGGAAGAGCGGGGACCTAGTTTAGATGATGCCTACGACGCAGACGGCAAGTTTGACCCGGCGGATCTTGAAGATACAGTCAAAAGCCGTATTCCATCGCCCACTGGGTGGCGTATTGCCATTCTGCCTTATCGCGGCGCTGAGAAGACCAAAGGCGGGATTGTCCTTGCTGAGGAGACCCAAAAGCGTACGCAATTAGGTACGGTTTGTGGGTATGTACTGAAAGTTGGAACGTTGGCTTACATGGATGAGGCCAAATTTCCGACCGGCCCTTGGTGCAAGGAGGGCGACTGGGTGATCTTTGGCCGCTATGCCGGATCCAGGATCAGTATCGACGGCGGTGAAATCCGTATCCTTAATGACGATGAAATCATCGGTCGTGTAAACGACCCTGAAGACATCCTTCACATGTAAGAGGTGAATATGAGCAACGAAGATCAATTGGAATTTAAGATTGGAGAGGACGAGCAGGCCGCAGACGTTGAATTAAACGACGAGACTGGCGAAGCTACTCTCCAAAGTAAAGAAGAAGCCCCTGTTGTCGAGCAGGAAGAAGCGCCAGGTCAGAAGCAAGAGGAAGAGCTGGAGCAGTACAGCGACAAGGTCAAAAAGCGTATTGACAAGATGACGGCACGGCTGCGTGAAGCGCAACGCCGTGAAGAGGCCGCCTTGGAATACGCAAAGAACGTACAGTCGCAGCTCCAGCAGGCCAATCAGCGCTATCAGACGTCTGACCAACAGCGTTTAAGCGAAACCAAGAGCCGGATTGAGACCCAGTCTGTTGCTTTGAAGCAGATCATCCGTAAAGCCCGTGAAGAGGGCGACGTGGATACGGAGATGGAAGCGCAGGAGCGTTTGGCTCAGCTTGTTATGGAGCAGCGTCAGCTTCAAAACTACGAATCTTTGGCTCAGCAGCAGCGCGCACAGACCCAGCAGCCACAGCCTGTGCAGCAAGCGCAACAGCCACAGCGCCAACAGCAGCCGGCTAGGCTGGATCCAAAGGCCGAACAATGGGCCGAGGACAATCCGTGGTTTGGCAAGGATACTGTCATGACTCACGCTGCCTGGGGCATTCACAGAGAACTCGTTCAAAATGAAGGAGTTGACCCCCAGTCAGACGAGTATTATGATGAGCTAAATAGGAGAATTAGAGAAACTTTTCCTCAAAAGTTTGCTCAATCTTCTC